AGGTTAGAGAGAAAGGAAATGTAAAAAATGGCAAGAGATGGAACAAATCGAGGAGGAAGAAGACCAAGAACAGGTCCAAAGCCTCAAAGTGCAGTTGAAAAAATTCAAAAAGGAAAAGCAGTTAAAGTAATGGATATTCCCAACTTAGAAGTCCATGATTTAGATGCTGTTGATTTACCAGAAGGAGTAATTCTTTATGGTGAAGATATTCCAAAACCAAGTGAGTATTTATCTGCAAAACAGAAAGATGGACGAACACTTGGTGCGGATGAAATTTATAAAGAAACCTATTTATGGTTAAAGGAACGTAAATGCGAGAAGTTCGTTAATAGTCGCTTAATAGAATCGTATGCACAAGCCTTTGCTCGATACATTCAGTGTGAAGAAGCAATCTCAACGTATGGCTTACTTGGGAAACATCCTACAACTGGTGGAGTGATTACCTCGCCATTTGTGCAGATGTCTAGTCAGTTTCAAAAACGAGCTAGCTTATTGTGGTATGAAATTTATGACATTGTTAAACAAAACTGTACGGATGTATATGTTGATACGAGTGAAGATTTAATGGAAAAACTACTTCACTCAAGAAAAAATTTATAAGGAGAATGTTATGATTGAGAAAGTAAATCCTAGCCATCCGGATAAAGTCGCAGACAGAATTGCTGGTGCGATTGTTGATTTGGCTTATGAACTGGAAGAAGAACCTAAAGTAGCAGTAGAAGTTCTTATCGGACATGGCAAGTGTCATGTAATAATTGAAACCACAGTTAAATTTGATAAAAAGAACATTGAAAACATGATTCATAGAATTGCTGGAAAAGTATTAGCTGATATCGTTATTGTGTCACAAGATAAACAACTATCAGATAACCAACGTGGATTTTTAAGATGTGGTGACAATGGTATTTTTAAAGGAGCACCACTTAACAAGGAACAACAATTACTGTCGAGGATTGCAAGAGAGTTATATGAGCAATTTCCAACTGATGGAAAGTATATCTTGACAGATAAGCGTTTAATTATTTGTCAGAGTCATGCAAGAACAGAAGATATTAAAAAACAATATCCTAACGCAACCGTTAATCCATTAGGAGAATGGACGGGAGGAACTGACGTTGATACTGGAGCTACTAATCGTAAACTCGGAAGTGATATGGCTGATGGAGTGACAGGTGGAGGATTACATGGGAAAGACTTATCTAAAGCGGATGTTTCATTAAATATTTATGCACATCTAAAGGCAGAGCATCTCCAACAACCAGTTGAATTAAGCTGTGCTATTGGAGATGAATTTGTAGACGGAATACCTTATGAAGACATTGTAACAATAGCAAAACATTATATAGATTCCATTGGTGGATTTGAAAAATTCGCTGAGTGGGGTCTTTTTTAGTGGGGTGATAATATGGAAAAAGAAATGCAGTATTTTCTAGCAGATGTAAATGACCTCATTCCATATATTAGAAACGCTCGTACTCATTCCGAGAGTCAGATAGCTCAGATAGCTGCAAGCATAAAAGAATTTGGATTTTTATCTCCGATACTGATTGCTGAAGATAATACAATTTTAGCCGGACATGGCAGACTTGCTGCAGCACAAAAACTAGGGTTGAAGCAAGTACCGTGTGTTAAGGAAAAACACCTAACTGAAACACAAAGGCGAGCTTATATTATTGCAGACAATAGATTATCTCTTAATGCAGGATGGGATGATGAGATGCTTGCGATTGAACTTTCTGAACTTCAAGGCGTAGATTTTGATTTAGATCTTTTAGGGTTTGATGAAAGTGAACTTTTCAGTATTTTTGAAGATGGTAAAGAAGTAGAAGATGACGATTTTGATGTTACAGAAGAACTCAATAAACCTAGTTTTTCTAAGGTAGGTGATATCTGGACATTAGGAAGACATAGACTTATCTGTGGTGACTCAACAAAAGAAGAAACCTATAAAAAATTAATGGATGGAAAGAAAGCTAATCTTGTAGTAACTGATCCTCCATATAATGTTAACTATGAAGGTAGTGCTGGAAAGATTAAAAATGACAATATGGATAATGACAAGTTCTATAATTTTTTATTTGATGCTTTTTCTAATATGGAAAAGGTGATGGCAGATGATGCATCTATTTATGTTTTTCATGCTGATACAGAAGGCTTGAATTTTAGAAAAGCATTTAACGATGTAGGTTTTTATTTATCGGGATGTTGCATCTGGAAGAAACCTTCCCTTGTTCTTGGCAGAAGTCCATATCAATGGCAACATGAACCATGTTTATATGGTTGGAAGAAGAAAGGGAAACATCAGTGGTATTCAGGAAGAAAAGAAACCACCATATGGGAATTTGAAAAAACTAAGAAAAATGCAGACCATCCTACTATGAAACCTATTCCACTACTTGCTTATCCTATTACCAACTCAAGTATGAGTAACACCCTTATACTTGATCCATTTGGTGGTAGTGGTAGCACATTAATTGCTTGCGAGCAAACAGACCGTTCTTGTTATACTATTGAACTTGATGAAAAGTTCTGTGATGTAATCGTCAAAAGATATATTGAGCAGTTTGGAACTGATAAAGATGTATTAGTATTAAGAGATGGAAAAGAATATTTATATAGCGAGGTGACTGCTGATGAGTAAGGAATTAACTCTTGGCAGTCTTTTTGATGGAAGTGGAGGTTTTCCGTTTGGAGCAAAGTTATTGGGAATTAAACCTATATGGGCATCAGAAATTGAACCATTTCCTATCAGGGTTACTACAAAAAGAATGCCGGAAGTAAAGCATCTAGGGAATGTGTCAGACATTAAAGGTTATGAAATAGAGCCAGTGGATATTATTACTTTTGGAAGTCCTTGTCAGGATATGTCCATAGCAGGGAAAAGAGCGGGACTGAATGGTTCTCGTTCTAATTTGTTTTATGAAGCAATAAGAATTATTAAAGAAATGAGGGAGAAGACGAATGGAACAAAACCAAGATACATCGTTTGGGAAAATGTCCCTGGTGTATTCTCTTCAAACAAGGGAGAAGACTTTAAAAAAGTGCTTAAAGAAATCTGTAAAATCAAAGGATATCAAATTGATGCGCCTAGACCTAACAGATGGCAAAATGCAGGACTTATCCTGGCTGATGATTTCAGCCTCGCATGGAGGGTATTTGATGCTCAGCACTGGGGAGTCCCCCAGAGAAGAAGACGAATCTATCTTGTCACAGATTTTAATGGAGAAAGTGCCGGAAAAATATTATTTGAGTCCGAGGGCATGTCTTGGCATCTTGAAAAGAGCAAATGCCCGTGGAAAAGAACTACCGGAGATTCTAAGACTTGCACTAGAAACGGGGTTGAAAACCTGTGCTTAAATGACCAGGGTGGTCAGAGGATGGATGTTCATGAAAATAAAAGTGGCACAATTACTGCAAGCGTAGGGAATCATCCACCATTAGTATTTGAAAATCATGGACAGGATTCTAGATTCAAAGGTCCGATTGATATTAGTAATACACTAGGAGCAAGTCTTGGAACTGGTGGAAATAATCAACCATTTGTAGTTGAGGATAAAGTGGATATATTTGATGTCAGAATCACGTCAGAAAACACAAAGAATCATAGAGCAAATATCTATGAAACGGATGTTGCAAGGACTATAAATACTGGATTAAATTCACCGGATGCTAATCAAGGAGGACTTGCTATTGTTTATTCAACAAGTAAAAATTCGTATCATACTGAAGCAGTAGAAAATTTAGCAAATACTTTAGTAGCAAGCGACTATAAAGACCCTCCAGTTGTTAATGACATTGATGGTAAAAAATATATCGTACGAAGACTTACACCAAAGGAATGTGGAAGACTTCAAGGATTCCCAGACGGTTGGTGCGATGGACTTGAAACAGAAGATCCGACACACGATGAACTAGAATTTTGGTTTGAAGTCTTTGAAACATATAGAAGAGTTGTAACAAAAGCTACTAAACCTAGAAGTGAAAAAAAGATAAGAAAGTGGCTTAAAAATCCTCATACAGATTCTGCAGAATATAAGATGTGGGGGAATGGTGTAGCCCTTCCGAATGTCTGTTTTGTATTAGCAGGAATTGCTCATTTTTATTTTGAATAAATCTTAAAAATAACTTGCTATTTACAGCCTTTAGAGTGATATATAGACATACAAAATTAAAGGAGGTAAGAAGCATGGAATTAAAGTATGAAATGAAAGGGGCAGAAAGAAAAAAGTTAGTTAAGGCAATTGAAGTGTTAACTGGCTATAAAGCCAAATACTTAGGTATGCCAAGTGCAGCTTATGAGATAGGAATATTCACTGTGAGTAAAGAAGGAACGGTTAAATCAACAATTGATGAAGACTTAAAAAATCTTGAGAAAATTCTTGCAAGTGATTATGAAATAGAAATTCCGAAAAACGAAACTGTTGTCACTCAGGGGCTTACAGTGGCAATTCCAATAGAAAAGGTAAATTTATCAAAGCTAGAAAAAATCTTGAAAAACAAAGGGGGGTTAATCAAAAAGGCACTCGGAGTTATAAGTCTTGAAATAGAGAAAAATCAAGAAAAAATAAGTTTTCCTTGGTTTGAAAATATCGATAACGAACATCTAATGACATATACAAAATTCATTGCAGCACTTTGCAAGATGAGTGTCAAAGCTAAACGTATTAATGAATTTTCCAAAGTAGTTATAAATGAAAAGTATACTTTTAGATGTTTTCTTTTAAGACTTGGTTTTATAGGCGATGAATTTAAAATGGATAGAAAGATACTTCTTGAAAAGTTATCTGGATCATCTGCTTTTAGAAATGGAGGTCTTAAAGATGAAATTTCCAAGTAGAGAGACTGTTGAAGAAATTAGGAAAAGATATCCAAAAGGAAGTAGAGTGGCACTAGTCTTTATGGACGATACTCAAGCACCTCCTGTTGGAACTTTAGGTACAATTCTTAGTGTGGATGACATTGGTTCATTAATCGTTGAGTGGGATAATGGCAGTCGTTTAAATGTTATTTATGGTGAGGATAAAGTTAGAATTGTTCACTATAATAAAACGATTCAATTTCAATTTGAAGAAGTAAGAACTACAGGTTTGGTGAATATGTTGGACTATACTGGAGTTCAAAGAATAGCTATGATGTTAGGATACTCCGAATTAGTTGAGTTTATTAAAAATTATCGAAAAGAATATTTCGATTTATTGCAAAAATAACTTGCTATTATAGTGGTTTAGAGTGATATATAGACTACCAAAAGAAAAGAGGTTTATTACCATGACAACATTCGAAAAAGATTATAAAGCCATTATTCAAGACGTAACAGAAGCAAAAGACATTTTAATAGGACGCAAAGAAATGATTGAAAAACTAAAAAAAGAACAAAGAGCTTGTAAAAATAAATTTAGATGGACATGTATGCAACAAGAAATTGAAAGATTACAAAATGAATATCGAGTGTTAGATGACTTGATTTAAAGAGTGGATAAGATCACGAAAGTGGTCTTTTTTAGTACAAAAAATTAGGAGGTGAGAGTACGGTGAATAAAAAATATAAGCCTACCAAATTTAAAGCTAAAGATTCAATTTATAGTGAATCTCATGCTGATTATGCCGTAAATTTTATTCAATGTTTAAGTCATACTAAAGGAACATGGGCAGGAAAATCTTTTGAACTATTGCCATGGCAAGAAGAAATTATACGTGATTTATTTGGAATATTAAAGCCGAATGGGTATCGACAGTTTAATACTGCTTATGTAGAAATCCCTAAAAAGATGGGAAAGAGCGAACTTGCTGCTGCAGTGGCTTTGCTTCTTTGTTGTGGGGATGGTGAGGAAAGAGCTGAGGTATATGGTTGTGCAGCTGATCGTCAACAAGCAACGATTGTTTTTGATGTAGCTGCGGATATGGTTCGAATGTGTCCAGCTCTCAATCGAAGAGTTAAAATTCTTGCGTCACAAAAAAGAATTATTTACACACCTACTAATAGTTTTTATCAAGTGTTATCAGCTGAGGCTTATTCAAAGCACGGTTTTAATATTCACGGTGTAGTGTTTGATGAATTGCACACTCAACCAAATCGTAAGTTGTTTGATGTTATGACAAAAGGAAGTGGAGATGCACGAATGCAACCTCTCTATTTCTTAATTACAACAGCTGGAACAGATACGAATTCAATTTGTTATGAAACGCATCAAAAAGCTAAAGATATCCTTGCAGGACGTAAAATAGACTCAACGTTTTATCCAGTAATTTATGGGGCGAATGAAAATGATGATTGGACTGATCCGAAAGTTTGGAAGAAAGCTAATCCCTCTTTAGGAGTAACAGTTGGGATGGATAAAGTGAAAGCTGCCTGTGATTCAGCTAAACAAAATCCTGCAGAGGAAAATGCTTTTAGACAATTACGTTTAAATCAATGGGTGAAACAATCTGTTCGATGGATGCCAATGGAAAAATGGGACAAATGTGCGTTTAAAGTGAATGAGGAAACCTTAAAAGGTCGTGTTTGTTATGGGGGCTTAGACTTATCATCTACTACCGATATGACATCATTTGTTTTGGTATTTCCTCCTCAAGACGAGGACGATAAATTTATGATACTACCGTATTTTTGGATACCAGAGGACACACTCGACCTTCGAGTAAGAAGAGATCATGTCCCTTATGATTTATGGGAGAAACAAGGATATGTGCAAACAACAGAAGGGAATGTTGTCCATTATGGATTCATTGAACAATTTATTGAACATTTAGGAGAAATTTATAATATTAGAGAAATCGCATTTGACCGATGGGGAGCTGTCCAAATGGTACAAAATCTTGAAAATATGGGGTTTACAGTTGTTCCATTTGGACAAGGCTTTAAAGATATGAGTCCACCAACAAAGGAATTAATGAAATTAACTTTGGAAGAAAAATTAGCTCATGGTGGACATCCAGTTCTGAGATGGAATATGGATAACATTTATATCAGAAGAGATCCAGCGGGGAATATTAAAGCTGATAAAGAAAAGTCTACTGAGAAAATTGACGGTGCAATAGCAACGATAATGGCACTTGACCGTGCAATAAGATGTGGTAATGTTAATACTGAGAGTGTTTATGATGGACGTGGATTGTTGTTTATGTGATAATATGTAAAT